ACAGTAATTTTGATAACAAAGTAAATGATTATATGACAAGTCCAAATAATACACTTGTAATACCTTTAGTACAAGTATTACCTGACATAAATAGTGTACCAGATGGTTATATATGTAGACTTGCAAGTAGTAATAATATAGTACAAGGAGTTTAATCATGGCAAAGGGAGATACATATACATTTTATATGGGTCCTAATGTACGTGGAGAAGTAGTAGAGGGTGAGGGTGGCTACTTTGTATTACATATATATGGTAATGGACCTATGTATGAGAGTATAAATGACTTTAGATGGCCAGATGGTCAGACATTATCTTGGTCAAATGTACCTTATAGGATGCACCAATTTGACTTAAACATAGGAGCAGGAATAGAGACAATAGCAGACCAATGCTTTGATGAAATAGGCACTGCTTATGCAAGAGCTACTGGTGAGGCAGGTGTAGAAAATGTTTATATTGGACCTGACGTGTGGAAGATAGGAAGATATGCCTTTAGAAATAGATATTATCAAGCTACATTTCCTAAGTTACAGAATGTTTATACTTATGGAAGTGTAACTCATGTATTAAGAGGTGCATTTCAAAATCAATCTGACTTACAGAATATAGATTTTAAAAACTCTGTAGTTTATTGTGGAACAGGTGCATTTAGTGGTTGCATAAATTTGGAATATCTTAACTTCAATGATGATTGGGACATGGAGGATATATCAGGTACAAGTAATACTACATTTGAGAATTGTCATAAACTCCATACAATAAGTCCTCATAACGTAATATGTAAAATAAGATGGCATAATTATTATGAGTGTTGGGCATTACAAAAAGTTAAAATAAAAGATGTAACAGAGTTTGTACCCGGAGCACAGTATCAGATAGGTGCTTATGCAATGTATTGTACATTGAATAAAGGAAGTAACCTAGATCCTGATGGTTATTTTATAACTGAAGTTACAAATGTAGATAATAATGTAGCAAGTTATAGTTGGAAAGATAACTGGCAAAGAATATTAGTTGTATATTATGAAGGACCTAAAGTAAAGTTATTTCATGAGGGAAAGATAATAACAATAGAAATGTATGAGACAGGTGATTTACCATTAAAACATGATGATGTATGGTGGTTCTTAAGATGGGCAGAAGGACATGAAAATCCAACACATAGTTGCTTACATGTAGCACACAATGGTAAATGGTATCAGATAAAATATTGAGTTTAATGGAGGATAACAAATGAGTAACAGTGAATTAGTAGAGTATACTTTAATAAGTCCAAATAAAACAAGTCCTAGGGTACATAAAATAGATACCCTTACTATACATTGTACCTCAGGACAAGTAACAGCAGAGAGTCTTGGTAATATATTTTTCAATCCTTCAAGAAAAGCAAGTAGTAACTATGGAATTGATAAAGATGGACGTGTAGGTTTATATTGTGATGAAGCTGACAGAAGTTGGTGCAGTAGTAATAGAGCTAATGACATGAGGGCAATAACAATAGAAGTAAGTTCTGATAATAAAGACCCTTACAAGGTAAATGATGTAGCATTTAATAAATTGATTGACTTAGTTACTGACATTTGTAGAAGAAATAATATAAAATCTTTAGTGTGGTCTGATAATAAAGAAGATAGAATATACCATAAAAATAATGTTAATATGACATGTCATAGGGATTTTGCACCTAAATCTTGTCCTGGACCATATCTTTATAGCAGGATGGGAGAAATAGCAAACTTAGTTAATAGTAGACTACAAGGAGATAAACAAGTGAGCAAGATTGAGAGTACAATGACAGTTAAGGAAATATATGACTGGCTTAAGAATTGTGGTTTAACAGATGCAGGTGTAAGTGGACTACTTGGTAATATTAAAGCAGAGTCAGGAATTAGAAGTAATAACATAGAAAATAAATATGAGGCTAAATTAGGTTTAACTGATAAACAGTATACTGATATGGTTAACAATGGTACTTATAGTAAGACACAATTTGTGAATGACAAAATTGCCTATGGCTTATGTCAATGGACTTACTGGAGTAGAAAGCTAGGCTTATATGAGTTTGCAGAGTCAATAAATCATAAGATTGATAGTACAGAGATGCAATTAAAATATCTTATGCAAGAGCTTAATACAAGATATAAGAGTGTGTTACAAGTATTAAAAACAAACAATAACTTAAAAACTTGTAGTGACATAGTATTAACACAATTTGAGAAGCCACAAAAACAGAGTGAAGAGGTAGCAAACAAGAGATATGAATATAGTAAAGAAATTTATGACACTTATAGTAATAGTGGTAGCAATAGTACTGGAAATAATACTGAGTTTATATGTCCTTGTAGAGTTAGGGTTGAAATTGATAATCTTAACATAAGAAGTGAAGCATCTAAAAAGTCAAGGTCAGTAGGAAAATGTCCTGTAGGTGTATTTACAATAACAGAAGTAAAACAAGGATATGGCAGTAAGTTAGGATGGGGTAGACTTAAGAGTAATATAGGCTGGATAAGTTTAGACTACGTGACAAAATGTTGAGATTGACATAATAACATAGCAATCTTTCATACCTAATCTATATTATAAGTATAATTATTTATAGTATAGATTAGGTTTTTTATGGAGGGTACCTATGAATATAATTATAACAGGAATAATAAAGAGATTTAGCATTAAAAATGGTTGTGTTGTAACTTTTAAAGAAACTGATGGAACTTATTGTTTCACTGTTGACTTAGATGGTAAACATAAGAAGTCTTGTTTTGTCAAGAAAGATAATAAAGCTGAACCAGCAGTTATTATAAATAAGATTGAAGAGAGATTGTATAATACTTATATGGATTTAATGTCAGCAGGGAGGTGTTTATAAATGTATAGAGATATAGCTAAAGCATTTGAAAACCGGTATGGTGTCAATGTTTTCATACACCAAGAAGAAAATACTGGAAATATTATATTGTTAATGTCACTAGATGGGGCAAAAAACAGACATGGAAGAAAAGTAATAGAGAGATGGGAATTTGATGATGGTCCTTTAAAATATCAATGTGTACAAGACAACTTATTGGAGCTATACAATGAGTTGGTACATGAATAAATTATTTTAATAAGAAAGCGAGGTAATATTATGAGCAGTATTGTAAGTGAGAGACAAAGAGGTTTAGGAGTAGGTTTTGAACGAATCAGAAGAATTACAGGTTATATAGTAGGTGACATGAAGTACTGGAATGATGCTAAAAAGGCAGAGTGTAAAGACAGAGTAAAACATGCATAAGCTGATTAATTAAAATAGTACAGAGGAGTTAAAGATAATTTAACTCCTCTTTTTGTTAGTACATTTATATAGAGGAGTTTGTGTATATGATGTCAGATGATATATACTATAAATATGATAAGTTGCTGAACAGTTTCTGTGAAGATAACAATGTAGTAATTAGGATACTAGATGATTATGATAATTATTACTTATATATAGAACAAGATGACAAGTCAGTTAGAAAAGCAATCAATAAAAGAAAATGGTGTGATTGTTTAAATAAAGAGGCTATGCTGAATATAATATTACATGACATGTATAAAAAGATATGAAAAATTCTTCAATTTTATTATGAAATTTATAAAGAAAAGTTCATAATTTAATTAGTAAAAAGTAATTGACGAGTAGTTAAAAGTGATGTATAGTATAAGTAGATAAAAGATAAGTAAATAGCTAAAAGCTAAAGGAGGAATTAAACTATGATGACAAGAGACAACATGATAATAACATTAAGAAATAAAGATACTGAAAGACTAATCAAGGAAACAAGAATGATTAGTCTAAAACCAGTAGCATTTGGTATAGTTGCTATTTTACTAGTTGTTTACTTAATAACTAGTAATGCTTTAGCATTACCAAAGCAAAAACTCAATAATATAGTAGATGACTACAATGATGAGGTCATTATAGAAATGAATGACCTCATTGGGGAGGTAAGATGATGCTGATTAAATTAGTTGTATACTTACATGAAATGCTAATAAAAGCAATGGAGGTTCAATTATGATGACAAAATGTAACAATGTAGATGAAATGATATTAACATTATTGGAGATAGATGACACTTTAAAATCATCTGTGATAAGTGACATTGAGGCTACAGAGCTTCACATGTTACTTAATCAACTTGATATAGCAGTTACTAGAGAACATGAAAAAGTAATAAGAAACAAATCTTTAGTTGCTAAAGCATTTGACAATATAAAAAGTCTTGAAGAAGTAAAAAAGCATAATAATGAGTTTTATAAAGCTTTTTATACAAGTAAAGAATTTGCAGAATTTACTAAGATTATACATAAGTCTGATGTAAAAACAGACACAAAAATAAAATATGAGATTGAGTTTAAAGAAGATAAAATAGGTTCTTATACAATATACTTTGATAATAAGGTATATCCAATAAATATATTTAAACCAAATAAGATTTATGCAAACACTAGAATAGTAAAGAAACTTGTTGAAGATCCTGAGTCTTATATTGAATCTTACAATATAGACAAGGATTACATTATTATCAGAAATGACAAGCTTAATAAGTTTGTAATATTTACAAGAACTGATAAAAATACTGATACTTTTAATTATCTAGCACCAGAAGAATATTGTAAAGACACTGATAGAATCTAAAAACTGTCTAGTCACTGCCATGACTGACAGTTGACTGTGAAAAGCCCAGTAGGTTTGATAGACCTACTGGGTAATATAAGGAGGATAACAATATGAGTGCAAGAGTACTAGAAAAGAAAAAATATGAAAATGTAACAATAGCAATGATTGATGCTCAACAAAGAGCATTAAATCAATTTAAGCAGTTAAATATTCCAAATAACCTAACTTCTATAGAAGTAGAAATTGCAGATGAAGAAGATTCTTTAATAAGAACAAAAATAACATGTGATGAATATCACAAGATTAAAGTTGAGACAATTTATATTTAATAAGGTTACTATTGATTCACTGAATCATTTAAAATAGTAATATCCCACACAAGTTGAACCCTACACTATAGTATATCTTGGTGTAGGGTTTAACAAAACATAAGTTGTTATATGTGATGTAGAACAAGAGGTACAGAATATGATAATAATACATTTAATGGTACTTATATATTGGTTCTATTTAAATCCATTAGATAATAAATTTATGCTTAGATTAGGATTAATAGCTGTTATAATATCATCAGCAGGACTTATATTAGAATTATATAGACTTTGATTGGAGGAAAACAATATGTCAGATATAAAGGTGAGAGTCATAACTGAATATGATGATATGCTTAATGAATTTAAAAAGAATAAACCTGTTAGTTTAATATGTGAAGAGATAGTGACTCCTATGAGTTGCTATAGAAAAATTATTATGAGCTATAAGGACTACAGATTGTCCTATATGCTAAATAAACAAGATATAATTAAGTCAAAGCTTGAAATAAAAGAAATAATAGATTACATTCTTGACTACATGTGGTCAAGAATGAGAAAGGAGTTACATATATGTTAAAACCAAGAAAACTAATAGTACATAATACAATAGAGTTGTTCTTCCTTTTATTTAGAGAATTTGGTTTAGATATTCAAGTACTTGACTTTGATGAAGTCAAGTGGGACAGTATAAGATATCATTGTATTATAAATAAAAGGTTTGATTTATATAATTATGCAGCTCTTTTAGCTAGAGCTGGCATTATAAAAATATTGGATAGCTCAACTGATATGATGTTAGAACTTAAAGAAGAAATTGAGTCTGAAAAGTAAACAGTTTATTATAAGAGGAGGTATTATTTATGTCATATAAATATGTTAATGAACAATTAAAAATTAAAAAAGGCAGGCCAAGAATTAACTTGGCTGATGATAAGGATACTATCATTGATATGTATGTTAATAAACATATGTCATTAGTTAGTATAGCTGAACTATTTAATTGTGATTATAATACTGTCAAGAATAATCTTAAGAATTGGAATGTTTATATTGTTAATAGACGTTTCAGAAAATAAGATAAACATAATATAAAATAAGATACTTATAAGGCTAGTATGATATAGCATTCATACTAGCCTTTGTTTAATAATAAGTAAATTAAAAATTAAATAAGTTAATAGTAAAAGGCTATTGACAGATTTGATTTTTAATAGTAAAATAATAATAATAAATAGAAAAGGTTAATCTCCTAAGGGGAGAGAAAGGATGAAAATTATGATGATAAAAAGAGTACAGGTAACAAACAGAGTTGTAGAGTCAGGTCTTGTAAATAACCTCGTTAGCTCTATAGAGGCTATTCAGGAGAATAAGAACACTATAGTCGTGTTCTTTGACAGAACACGATGGAACCACGATTTATGTATTTTTAAGCATAATAGCGATTGTTACACTTTGATTAACAATCGTAAAGATAGTGAGTTTGATTATGATAGGCTCACTTTGCCTAGAGAAAAAAGATTTACATGGAGTTATGATGGCGGACAAGGAAGTCTTGCTACATATAGACTTCTATCAATAGTATATGATATTTTAGAACATGACGGGTTAACAAGGGAGTCTTATATTGGCTTGGAGGCTAATCATAAGCTTCCAAGGGTATACAAGGTTATTAATAGTGTCAATAATCTTGAGGTTTGTTCTCAAGTAGAAAACTTGAGACATTATGCTGCTTGGAGAAAACTCCAGAGTGGTCAGGAACTTCTACCAATAAAATTCTCAGCTCTTAGTTTAGAGCTTATAGCAGATATATTGTATATCAATACAGAGATATATAGATTTGATGACAAGATCATTGTAAGACGACCCTGTCAGGATGAAAATATAATAGAACATGTCTGTCGTCCACAAGATGATGGAACATGGCAATTCAAGTAACTCCTATGTATTGATAGTTTCTATAGGATACCCTGCTAGTAGTAATACTAGCAGGGTATTTTTGTTGTTACATTATAAAAATATATTTTTAGAACTACATTATTAAAAATGATTAAAATTATGTTACATTGGACTATTACTGTGTGATAAAATCAAGTTACACGAATGTAACATAATTAAACGCAGGTTGGGCGGGTCTGGTTTAATCTAACATTTAAGATATTTATAATTACATTATATATTTAATTTATGTGAGCCTCTTTTTCGCCTACATCTAGCATTTGTGACACTACGGTGTGTAGTAACTATAGGAGTCATACATTTATTATAATCCTTGTTTTTTATAGCTACTATGCCTATTTCATTGCATAGTTAATTAATAATATAGTAGATTTATTAAAATAGGAGTAATCAAAATGGATGAAAAGAAAAGCACAAATTTCATACCTAAATATAGAAGAAATAAGTCTCATAGTCTAAAGAATGATTTACCATCACGTATTTCAAGTAATAGAGTGGATACGGGAAGTAAAGTAGACCTTGCAAAGAAGCAAGGTGTTTATAATGCTATAAAGTATAAGATACGTAAGACTAGAAAAAATGACCCAGACTGTACATTTGATGATGTTATGCAAGTTTTGTGTCAAAGCTTTCCAAAAGTATTTGGCAAGTTTGAAGAAGTAAGAAATACACGTAATATAATTGAGTCAGATAATGGATGGTCAATGGCATTTTATGACTATGATGATAATATAGTAGATAAGATTGAAGCAAGGATGGAAGATATTTTACTTAGTGACTCTGATACTGATGCAGAGATTATGGCTAAGTATGATTTAATTAAGAAATATGAGATACTTAAGGATAAAGCTATAAGCGAAAGAATTAAGTGTAAAGCAGAGTTGCAAGAAGCAGAGAATGAGTGTAAGAGACTTGATAAATTATTAGATAAAGCAGCTGATGAGGCTACTGGAGATATGTTTATAGATACAATTATAATAAATGGGGATGATAAGACAGATGATAATCAATCTTGATAAGAATATATTAAAACCATTTAGAAAAATAGTATTAAATGCACTAAATAATAAGTATTATAGACTAGTATTTAAGGGAGGGCGCTGCAGTACTAAATCCACAATAGCAGCTATGATTGTAATATTAAGAGCTAAGATATTTAGGCATAGTGCATTATGTGTAGTAAGATATTCAAATAATGTTAAAATGAGACTTACTACTCAAATAATTACTGCACTTCAGTATTTAGGATTAAGTCATCAATTTGAGTACTTAAAATCAACGAATGAGTTTATATATCTTGATAAGAATGGTAAAAGAACAGATGTAGTTATATATTGTCGTGGTGCTGATGACCCTAAGAGATTGAGGTCTATAAAGGATGCCTCTGGTGGATTTAGTACATTATGGATAGAAGAAGCTGCAGACTTTAGTTGTATGAATGATTTAATTGACCTAGAGTCTTCAGTTGGACGTGGACAATCAGACTCATTCTTGAGTGTTATTTCATACAATCCTTCCCAAGCCCCTACACATTTTCTAAACGAGCAATATGAGACAGTTTCAAGTGATGCAGAATTGTTAGAGCATTATAAAGAAGATGATACATTATTTGAATATAGAGTAGATAAAACAGTAACAAGTGTATTTAATTATAATATAGAGTTAGTACAATGTGTTGTGCATTGTACTTACAAGACTTTAATTAAAGAGGGACATATAGATTGGATATCTAGAACAGACTTACCTAGAATTCAACTTGGAGAAAAAACACAATCAGACTTTTATAAGTGGTGGTATCTAGGTTTAATTGTTGGTTGTGACTCTATTGTATTTAGAAATATAACAGACTGGAAATTTGAAGAACATGAATATGATAGGACGTATCGTGGGATGGATGTAGGCAATGGAGGTTCGGAAAAAACAGGAGATCCATGGGCATTTACACGTTGGTATTTTGATAGTAAACAAAGAGATTTATATTGTTTGGATGAATTCAAGTTACCAAGTAGAGTATCCTATGAAGATGTCAAGAATGAATTTAAAAAGCATAATCCTCATAATTTACTAACATATATGGATAATGCAGTAGGAAACTTTGTAGATCATTTAAGTGGAAGTCCTTATAAATTAAATGTAACAAGAGTACATAAAACAGTAGAAGTTAACTCAGGTGTACAGTGGTTGAGAAGTTGTAATCATATTTATATAGACCCTATTAAATGTCCTAATACATATAAGGAATTTAAAGAGTACTCATACATTATAGACAAGAACGGAGATGTGACGACTGTACTACAGAAGGATAACAATCACTTTATAGATTCAGCCAGATATGGGCTGTGTGAGATACTAGATTATGGAGAACCTATTTGGTAAGGAGGAAAAGCAATGTCATTTAGTGTTTATGATTATTTACATAAGGGTGAATATTATACAGACTTTAGCTTCTTAAATAAGGGTGAGTTATTTCCCTCTAAAGAAGTAATAGGTCGTAATATTGTTTATAAGTACAGACATAGACAGTACACTGGACAATATAGTTATAATAAGAACTTGATTATAAGAATGAATGATAAAGAGATGGAGATACCATACAAGGTATTGTCTACCAATTATTTTAAGCTATTAACAAACAAAATAACAGATATAATTTTTAACAATGACATTATAGTAAAGTCTGGTGATATTGAGAGGGATAAGAGAATACAGGCTTTAGTAGAAAATACACAGTTCTTTGATAAGATTAGGTCAGGGTTTAAAAAGACTACAGAATTTGGTGATGCAGGTATCAAGGTATATAAGAATGGATTGTCTGTCTTTAATATGACAAGAGCATTTAAGGTTGTAGATGCTAACAATGTTGAAGATATTAAAGGTGAGGTATTATATTATCCAATATTTGGAAAAAGAGATACTTACATTGATTTTCAGATATATAAAGAAAGTAAAGTATTTGAGATAGTCAAGAAGTATTATGGAGCAGACAAGGAAACTTTTGGATTTGTACAAGGAACTATTGGTGAGTCAGTTGATTATGAGATAAAGGGAAGAAAAATCCCAGCAGGAGGAATCTGGTTTGACACTGGAATAAGTGATGCAATACCTGTAAATATTATGTCAATAAATCAAGAAGCCAATGGTATATATGGTGAGTCATTATATCAGGACATTCAGGATATTGTTTACGGAATAGAACAGAGACTTTCAGTTAATATGCACTTACTTGATAATTCAATGACACCATTTATTATAATTGGACAGAGTATGATACAAGAGGACGAGAGTACAGGAAAGAGATCATTGAAGTTAATAAATGGTCAGTTTATGGTGTCTCGTGGTGATGATAAAGCACAGGCAGTAGAACTTAACTACAATCTTGATAATAGTAATGATATGTTAGCTACATTAAAAGAGTTCTTATATGAACTTAGTGAAATGGGAAGAACATTCTTGTCAGGTGAGATGACCGGAAATCCAAGCGAGGAGACCATAAACAATGTGCTAAAATCAAGCATTGATAAAGCTAATAGACTCATAACAGAAGTATATTACGCTGTTAGGAATAGTCTTTACTGTTTATGCTTACTTAATGGTATAGATGTAAAGAAAAGTGATCTAAACATAATATTTAATATTGGACGTACTGATTCTGATAAAAATATCGCTGATGTTTCTTCAGAATTAGTTAATAACAAGATATTAAGTAGAAGAAGCGTGAGACAGAAGTACTTTGGTTATAATGATGAACAGAGTGACCAAGAAGATATACAGATAGCAAGGGAGGCAGAATTAGCTGTCCCTGATGAATCATTTGAGTACAGTTTGGATGAAAACACTTAAATATTCAAAAACATACATTGCTAAGTAATTGGTTATTATTAACTTTTAAATAATAGGAGGATAAACAAATGAAGCTATCAGACTTACTTAAGAAGTTAGGACTCAATCTTGATGATGACATTGAGCTTAACGAGGATGAAAAGAACAAGGACAAGGGAAAAGAAGATGGTACTAAAGGAAAAGAAGAGGGTACTAAAGGAAAAGAAGAAGAGAATACCAAAGGTAAAGAAGATGACAAAGGCAAAGAAGATGACAAGTCTGGAAAAAATGATAATCCAGATGATAAGCATGAAAAAATAAATAATAGTATAGATTTAAAAGATAAGAAAACTGAGGAGGTAAACAAAGTGAAGATTGAATTTGATGACAAGACAGGTTTATTTAAGACAGATGGACTTGAAGATGTTGAACTTAAAGAGACATTGGAGAGAGCAAATACTTACACAATTACTACAAGAAACAATGTAGCAATTGACAGAGCTTTTAATGATAAGCTTGGTACTCTTAAGTTAAGAAAGGGTATCACAGTTGATGCAGTTAAAAAGCTTATTGATCTTTCAAATGTCAAGGTTGATGGAGAAAAGGTTTCAGGCATTGATGAAGCCTTTGAGAATCTTCAAAAAGAACAATCTGGTCTGTTTGTGAGTAGAAATACACCAGAGAGTTCACCACTTCTTGATGGATTTAATCCAGCAAATGATGGTATGAATGATACAAAGAGTAGCATGGATGCTGCTTTAGCTAGTTTAGCTGCTAGTCTAAGTAATGGTAACATTTAAAAATTAACATAAATAAGTATTAAAGTAGTCATAAGGAGGAAAATAATTATGGCAGTTACAAAGAACGTTTTTCCTGACGTTGTTCAGAAGGACATTGTGAATCTTACAAGGGGCAAGTCAAGTTTAGCAAAGCTTTCAGATGCTACACCTATTGATTTTGTAGGCACAGATGTGTTTACATTTTCATTTGACAATAGGGCTTCTATCGTAGGAGAGAATGAGGCTAAAGCAGTTGGTGGAGTCACACTGCAGCCAGTGCAGATAAAGCCTTTCAAAATTGAATATGGAGCAAGAGTGAGTGATGAGTTCCTCATTGCTTCAGAAGAGAGAAAAGTAGAAATACTTAAGGGATTCAAAGAGGGCTTTGCTAAAGAGCTTGGTTTTGCTCTTGATACTGCAGCACTTCATGGTATCAACCCTAGAACTGGTTTAGCTTCTACCGTAATTGGTAATAATCATTTTGATTATATAATTGCCAATTATGCAAGTGGAGCTAACATTATTACTTACAATGCTTCAGACCCTAATGCAAATATGGAGGCTGCTATTGCAAAGGTTATGGATGCAGAGCACGAGGTAACAGGTGCTGCTTTTGCTCCTTCATTCCGTTCTGCACTTGCCTCACAGAAGAAGAGTAACGGTGATGCCATGTTTCCTGAACTTTTGTGGGGAAATAATGTAGATGTACTTAGAGGTCTTACTGTTGACAGTAACCCTTCAGTTTCATCCTATAGTTCTAAGGATAGAGCAGTTGTTGGCAACTTCAGAGACTTCTTTAAGTGGGGAGTTGCTAAGGATATTTGGTTTGATGTTATTAGATATGGTGACCCTGATAACACAGGTGTTGACCTTGCTGGTCATAACCAGATATATCTTAGAGGTGAGGCTTATCTCGGATATGGTATCCTCGTACCTGCTGCTTTCTCACTGGTAAAGGAGGGGGAATAATTGCCACTGATGGTTTAGATGGACTTAGCATCAGTGGGTATCAAATGAGTCCAAACTTTGCTAATGATGTATATCAGTATTCTGCTGATGGTACAGATGCAAGTGTAGAAGTTACTGCTGAGGCAGTAAACGAAACAGCTACTGTATCTGCTACACTGAATGATACTGAGGTAGATCTTAGCAAGCCAATAGACATTCCCGTGGGAACAAGTTCATTGGTAATTAATACTACGGAGGCCTAAGAGCCTTAGATGTAAAGAGGCTAATACATGATTGTGTTAGCCTCTTTTGTTTAGAGAGGAGTTTAGACATGGCAGAGAATAGACAATATGAAGTTACAATGAATAATAACAATAAAGAAGCTGGATTGACACTTTACTTCAGTAATGAACAGAATGGCAGAGTAAGTTATTATAATAGACTTGGTAGAGAAGAAAATAAATCCATCAAGGTTATGAATAACTGGTCAATGGCTACAGTAGGATTACCTTGTATAGAAGATAAATCAGTTACACCTACAGCTGTACTTTCACTTGATAATACTGATAACACTGCTAATATATATAATACTGAAGATGTAACTGGAACAAATCCTGCTATTAAGCTTGGTATTAAAGTTACTGGTGGAGTAAGTGGACAGAATTATGAAAATGTAGACACTATTAAATTAACAATTACAAATGGAGATGACACTACAGAATATAGTGGTGCAAAAGAATTTATAACAGAGCTTGATATTGCAGGTGCTGAGACAAGTGTTTATAGTGGAGATAAAGGTGATATTAAGTGGAATGGAGCTAAACTTAGTACACTTGGTTCAAGTATTGGTACATTTGAATATACAGACTCTACAGGAACACACACTGGTGATATTGATTCTAAAACAGTTATGAAGTCACTTGTTGACAAGGCTGTTGAGATCTATGGTGACAATGGTGGAACAGTAAAGATTAATCTTTCAGCTACTACTACACCAGTATTGAAAGATGCTTATGGTGTTAATATATTACCTTGTAAGAACTACAAGCAAGTTTATAGTGGTGTTGGAGTAGATGGAGATCAGGCTTTATATGCAGGTATGAAAGCATATCAGGTAACTGATAATCTACAGGATATTGATGTTGCAAATAAAGTAATACCTAATACTGATGGTGATATAACACTTATTGACTTTACTTCAGCAGTAAGTGCTACTACAAAGTACTTAGCTATTATGAATTATAATGGTTCAGAAACACTTACAATTAAGAAAAATGCTGACACAGTTGTAGCTGAAGTTGTAGCAATATTTGAGATAACTTATACACCTTAATAAAGAATAATTGTTTATGGGAGGAGACATAATTTCTTTTGTTTCCTCCCTGTAAATATTTTTGGAGGGTAATAGGATGGCACGTAATGATATAGCTCAAAACCTTGAAGATAATAAAAATAACTGGTTAAATTTGAAAAATGCCATAGAAGATAAAGGTATAAGTACTACTGGTATGACCTGTTCTGATATGGTTGATGTTATAGATAATATGCAAATAGCTAAGCTGACTACATTAAATGTTAATCCAACTACAGAAAGTCAGCATTTAACTCCTACAGGTGAGTTTAATGGTTTCAGTGAAGTAAATGTTAGTGCAGTTGATGCAAGTATAGACAATAATATAATTGCAGGAAACATAAAAAGTGGAATTGAGATATTAGGAGTTACAGGTGATTATAGTGGTGATACACCTAATTTACAGAGTAAAACAGTAACACCTGACTTTAGTAATGGTGATGTACAAGTACAAGCAGACTCTGGCTATGATGGTTTAAGTGATGTTACAATAGTAAAAGATAGTGACTTAATAGCTAGTAACATTAAAAAAGATGTTGAACTTTTTGGAATAACTGGTAGCTTAGTTACAGAAGAAAAAGATTTAATTGGAAAAGAATCATTAAATAGTCTTCCTGACTATGATTTTACAATGGCAGTTTGTGATTATAATGGAAAGCTTGAGTTCTTTTTAGATTCAAAGCATTTTGAATATGACATAGAGAACAATACTTGGTCAACAGTTGCTACTGGTGTTTCAATAATAGGATTCAATTATTTTAGTAGAGTAAATGGTGTATTTAACCCTGGATTTTTAATAGGAAATAAACTGACATTCTTAAAACTTATAGCTACTGCTAGTGGATATAATTATGTTACACTTAGAGAATATGATATGACAAGTCACACTGCTGCAGACAGAGCAGGCGGTTCTGGAAGTGCAAGTGCTGATTACCCTTATGCTTATACATTGCATAATGGTTATATTTATGCTTCATGTAAAATAAATGGTGCATTTGTAATAATAAAAATAGACTTAAATACACTTACATACACAGTTGTTGTAACAAACACAGCTAAGTCTTATAAGCAAATTGAATTTGTAGGAGATACATTATATGGTATCAATTCAAGTAATGGACTTGACTTGATTGATATAACCAATGACACAGTATCAACATTATTAACACTTGCAGGTGATGGAAGAAACTTAGTAGCTACACCTGATGATTTATATGTGATGGGTAATGACTCAAATCATCTCAATATATATAAATTAGAAAATAATGCTTTGACATTATATTATAATGGAAGTACAGGATTTCTGTTTTCAAGTATATATTATAATTATAATGGAGTACTTTATCAGTTTACTAATAAAGGCTTTGTAATTAATTATGGTGCTAGCATAATAAGAAAAGTAGGTACTAAATTTCATAAAGAAGTTACAGTAGGAGCTACTTCAGGATTAGAAATAGACACTAAATATATAACTAAAGTAACTTTAATTTAAAAATGTGGAGTTTAGCTAGGAATTATGTCATATCATAGTACATAATTCCTAGTAATCTATATAAAATTTTGATAGGAGGAATTAAGAATGTCAATAGTACTTGTAGTTGGAGAAAACTGTTACTTTGATGTAGCAGAAGCAAACCAGATGATTGAAGATAATTTTCTTTCAACAGAAGTTGAATATACTACTTGGAATAGTTTATCAGATGATGAAAAAACTATAATAATTTATAGAAATACACAGTTCATAGAGAATTACACTATGCTTTGGAAAGGTTGTAAAATATACAATTCAAATCCAATGCAGTGGCCTAGGAATGTGGATTCACAGACAATGCAGATACCACAGATTGTCAAGCTTGGCATATTACTAAATGGTATTAAGCAAAAGATTGAGTCAACAGATACAAGTAATTTAAAAGAATATAATGAGATGATAAACAATGGTATCAAAGAATATAAGATTAAGGATGCTTCTGTAACATTTAAGGATGATGCAGTTGCTAATAATCAATATAGCAAGATGCCAGGTTTAGATAAGATTTATAGAGATATATTTGACAATTATTTTGCAAGGTATTCATTATTAGTATAAGGAGGACAATCAGATGATTAAGAACAAGATTCTTAGGGAGGTACATGATGAAATGTTGAGAGAGACAAGGAGAATACAGGCAGAACAAGATGAAAAATATAATGAGTTTGCAAGTAGAAATAAAAAGGCATTTGAGGAAGCAGAGAGTTCACGAGACTTTATTATAGAGCATTTTGATAAGAGTCTAAAGAATGTAGCTGATACATTGTCACTGAGTTTAAACTCAGTCAAAGAAGATGTGGGTGAAATAAAAGAAGAAATTAAAAAGCATTCTGATTCTATTGAAAGCATCAATAAAGATAAGATCAGAATGGAAGATGATATTAAACATTTAAATGAAAAGATTGACAAACAGGAAGAAAAGAATGACAAAACTAAATGGTGGGTGTTAGGAATAGGAGCAGTAGTTATAGGCTATGTCATTCAACATTTATTAGCAATTCCTGGTCTGTTTTAATTATAAGACATATAATATATAACAGTATTAAATTTCGACGATTATGTTGTTGTTAATTGTCAATTAAAGATAATAAGTTATATAAGCATTATAAAAATAAAGTAATTGAAAGTAATAAAGTAGATAAACATTTCAAAAATTTTGAATTAACATATAGATAAAAATCTGGTGTTACATATATAAAAAATTTCAGAGGGATTTTGGGATATGAAGATAAGCATTGAGAAAGATAAGAAACAAGTAAATAAAAAGCCAAAAACCAAAAGACAATATAGCAAGATTTGGATGACAATATGGCAATGCTTTGTGATGATTTGGTTGAGCATTTATTTTATAGTAGATATTGTTTATTATAAAGCAATAAACATAAATAATATAATAGATAGATTAGTACTAACAATAATAGGTACAGTAATACCATATTTTATTAAAAGTTACCTTGAAACAAAAGCGGAGAAAGCAAATGAAATATACTTAAATAACAAGCAGCAGTTAGAAGATGCAATGAATAATTTAAGTAATAACAATGATGATGAAAGTGAGGTAGGATAACATGTTACAAGTTGTAGAGTTTGTTACAAATTATTGGTATGTGATTGTAGGTTTAATAGCTATTGTAGCCTTGGTGGTTGCTAGGGTAAAGGGCTTTATTAAGTTACCTACAGATAAGCAGATTGAGAGAGTCAAAGAGTGGCTCAAGTATGCAGTGATTGAGGCTGAGAAAAAACTTGGTACTAAAACAGGGCAAGCCAAATTAAGACTTGTCTTTGACATGTTCATTCAGAGATTTCCTATATTTTCAAAGTTCATAACATTTCAGACATTTAGTGATTGGGTAGATATAGCACTTGAGTGGTTGAATAAGCAATTAGAAAGTAATAAGCAGTTAGCAGAATATGTCTATGGGTCGGACGGAATACATGAGACTATTGTAGATGATACAATAGAATTTGATGATTTGGTGTAATGACATAAGTCTTTACATATATGTTTCATTTGTTATCCTCCCATTGCTAGGGGTCATGTCAAAGTGACCTCTAGTATTCAATTTATATTCATATTTCAGTAGCATAAATGTAATAAATATATAGATATAGAGCAAGATATAGCTCTTAATAATTTAAGGAGGAATAAAAACAATGGCTTTGTTTGATGGTTACAAAGATGATATTTTGTATATATCTAAGAATGGAACAAAAGACATGTTTGGATATGCTTCAAGTACACCTGTAGCAAAGAAAGTTAGATATATAGGTGGAAAATCAGTGGAAGTAAATGAGAACAATGTGACTAGAATAGAAAACAGATTATTATATCAGTGTCCTTTTGAAGTTCAAGAGGGAGATAAATTTAAGATATATGACAAAGAATATATTGTGAAGTTTGCAGAGAAAGTACCAGACATTTTAGGTAATACAATTTATTGGGAGGCACAGATAATCTAATGAGTACAATAAATAAAGTTCAAAGAGCTATAAATGATGAATATAGGGCAGAGAACAAGGTACTTTTAGCTTTACAAAAAGCATTAGATAAGAGTGGAGCAAAACCATTAAAATTAACAGTTGGTGGAACTAAGTTTGATTATAATAGGACACATACAGCTAGAATAGACTATGTTGATGTTGTAAATGCAAGGAATGTGGAGAAAAAGGTCTTTGCATATATAAAAGAAGAATATGATAAATATTATAGGCAATCAGGTATAAATGAGGGAAACATAAGAGCAGAGTCAAGGAGACTAGCAAATAGAGTTAGTAAACTTGATATAGATATACAAAGAAAAGTACTTGACAGAGTTTATAGTGATTTATATAAGGAAACAGAGAGAGGCCTCTTGGAGAAGTTTAATAAGATTGATTTAAACGGAGAGGATCCAGAGTTTAAGAAGTTAATCAAAGGTACAGATGAACTGATATATGATATAAAGAAGATTAAAGCATGGAAGGAACAAGTAGAAAAATTAGTAAGACGTGCAGAATTAGAGTATAAAACAAAAACAAAAGAAATAGCACAAGGTAAATATAGTCTTGATAGATTTAATAAAGAATATATACTTAGTGAAGCAGAATTGGAGATGATAGCTGAGGCTATATTAGGACGTGCAATAGAGTTATGTCCTATAAGGACAGGCTTTTTGAGAAGTAGTGGAAAAGTTTATATCAATGATAGATATGCAAGGATTATTTTTGAGGCACCTTATGCAGCTTATGTCCATGACTCTGTTGGATTAAATCATCCTATAGGACAAGACCATTTCTTGGAGGCAGCTGCTCAAGAAATATTACCTAAAATAAGTGTTTGGACAGAACAGACAGGTGATAATCAATATGTTCAATATGATTGGGATGAAACAAACCAAAAAATATATAATCAGACAGTTAAAGAAACACTTGTAAATGCAGCAAGCTTGTTGTATTGGAATGAGAATACAGGATATCAAGCAGTTTATATAGATATTGATAGAAATTTGAGGATAAACTATTATCATAGTAGTTAAAGCATATTTTGATACATAAAAGTTAGAATATAGTAGATTAAAATTTAAGATAAAAATTGATTTTTGGAGGGAGCATGGAGAAGATATATCAACATATAATAAATATAATGCAGAGTGTGACCTCTAAGTTTAATGATAGTACCTCTGTACAGAGATATGAGGAGAGTTTACCAGACCAATGTGGAATAATACTACAAGGAAGTAGAGATGACGAAGAATGTATATCTGGTGAGACAGAGTGGGAGTGCATTAAATTAGAAGTACAGATCACTTGTAAAAATGAAGCAGAAGATATATTTGAGAACTTGCAGATACTAAGAAATTTTGTAGATGCATTTGAAGATAGTAATTCAACAGTAGATGGACTTGAGATTGTTTGGGCAAAACATTTAGGTTCAAAAGTAAGACCAACATATATGAACGGATATGGCTTACAGACTTGTAAGTGTATCATAGATATTAATTATCTTCTAGAAGAGAATTAATAGGAAACAAAAGTTTAATTGTCATAAGGAGGAAAATAATATGGCAGCTACAATTGTTAGATCAGGTAACAATAGGACTATCAGTCTGTATCTTACAGATGTACCTGAACAGGCCTACACAATTGGTGCAGTTGATGTTACTGCTGCTACTGACTTACTTGGACATTGTAAGTCAATGCAGTTCCCTGAGCCTTCTCAGGATGACATTGATGTAACTGATTGGGATTCTGAGGCAAAAGAGTATGAGCAGGGTATGATTGATTATGGTGAGGCTAACTCAGTAAGAAATCTTAATACTGACGAGTATGAGTCAGCTATGGACCTTGCACAGGCAAACACCTCTAAGATTCTTACAGTTGTTGTTAAGAACAAGGCAGGTACACAGATCATAAAGAGACAGGGTCTCTGCATGGTAAAGGCACCTTCAGTAGCAAATACTGAGGTTGATGGTGTACTTGAGGTAACAACTACCTACAAGATGTCAGGTGAGTTTGCTAAGTTTACTGGTACAGTTTCTTGATAGTAACTGAATAGTGGACATAGGGAGTAAACAAATGAAACTTTTGTTTACTCCCTAAAATTAAATAGGGAGATAACAAAATGAGTGCTACAATCAAAGAAGAAAAAGTTATGACCACTGAGGAGTTTTTTAAGGAGTTTGCAGATATAATTGCTAATACAATTAAGAATGATAATTATTCAGAGAATAAAAAGAAGAACATAGACAAGGTAATAACAAGAAGAAAAGAACTTATTTGTACACTGATACAATATTTAGATATTAAGTTACCTAAATATACAGTAGATAGTACAATAAGTGTACATAGTCCGGATCATTCTCATTATGTAGAAATACATGAGGATTGTGAAGAGACAGTAGTAAGAATAAAACATGTCAGAGATGTTTAAATAAATGGAGGGTAACAATCATGGGAATGAGAGTATTTACAAAGAAGTTTGGTGCTTATGCACTACAGGTATTTGAGAAGAAAACAGGAAAGACACCACTTGATATCTTTGATATGGGTAACTTCTCAATGACTGATATGATTCAGGTCATTAGAGTAGGAAATGGTGTAAAAGGTGGTGACTTTGTTCTTTCTGAAGAAGATGCAGGTGAGAAGATAGATAATTTCTTGGAAGATGAAAATAACACACTGATTGATGTTTATCTTCAGTTGATTGATGAATATGACAGAGATGTTAAGCTTATGAGAAAATGTGGTATGTCAGTTGATGACATAAGAGAAGAGCTTAACAAGAATATAAAGGAATCAACAGAAAAGATTAAAGAAATCATGGATAATAAGAATACAGACAATAAAGTGACAGAGTTTCCAGTTAAAGTAGAAGATACAGTTAAAGTAGAGTCTACTGACAAAGTAAGAGTTACAAATGATGGAATGTCTACACTGGATGATGACGTAACAGAATTTTAATAAGCAGTTGGTTGGAACAGATAAATTTGAATAGTTTATTTGTTTCACTTGACTAGGAAACATAGTTTCTGAGTAGAAATCAAGGGAAATAAAGTTGATAACTTTATTTCCCTTTTTTATTTAAGGAAGAATGATATGTTGAAAAATAAATGTTATCTGAAGGACATTAGAGAATATGAGGATAGAACACAAATCAATGTAGTTACATTTTTAGAAACATTTAGTGTTGATAATATAATACAGATGTTGAGTATAATATATAGCACTGATGATATTGAGTTTATATGTAACTTAATTGATGAATACATAGATGATGATCATGACTACTATGATTTATATAATGAAGTGAGAAATATACTTCTAGGTTATGACATGAATGAACAAGTAAATGAAACATCTGAAGAAAATGAAGAAACAAGTACATTTGAAGATATATCAAGTTATAAATTTTTAAGTGATTTTTATATGCACTTATGTATGCAGTTGATGTCATTAGGAATGTCCTATAGTGAGTTTTGGAGTTTAACTACAAAAGAAATGTATCAAGCATATAGTGCAATTAAACAGAAGATGGTAATGGACTACAATAGAGATATGCAAAATTATCATACATTGTCACTTATGATAGGTGGAGCAGTCTGGGGTAAAGGTTTAAAGGAAGCACCTCATGTAGATTTAGACTCAGTAGCAGGAGATCCAAATGAATATATAGATACAGAGTTTGGACCAATGACACGAGAAGATTATAAACTTTACAAAGAATTAGGTTAATGGAGGTTTAATAATGGCAAAGAAAAATAATGATCTTTATTACTATCAACAGCTGATGAATGACATAGGTAATTCAGCAAAAGATGCAGGTAAGGAAGTAAATGAAGTAAAAGAGCATGTAAATGAAGTAAAAGATACAATAAATGTTTTAGCAGAGGATGCTAATATTGCAGGTGCTAAAGTATCAAAGTCATTTGATGATATATCAAGTAGTGCAGATGATACATATGATTCAATTGATGAATTACTTGGTATAACAAGAGAACAGTTTAGAGATGCTATTAAAGGCATAGAAGAATTAGATGATTCTTTTGGTATATTATCTGATAAAGTTAAAAATATAGGTTATGTTGATCTTAGTGACTTAGAATTTGCTTCTGTTGATACAGACAAATTAAAAGAACTGCAAGAAATGACAAACAAAATTAATGATCTTTATAAGTCTCAACAGATGATGAAGGGAATAGGTAATTCAGCAAAAGAAGCAGGTAAGGAAGTAAATAAATTAAAAAGTGATGCTAATAATATACCAAGTACAAAAATATTAGATGTTGATGATGAAAGAAGAGCTTATGCAGAGCTTGGTAAAGTCTTTAAAAGAACAAATCAATTAAAAACATTTTTTAATGCAATCAGTAGTATACTAAAAGGATCACCAGTTGATAACTTTAAAGATATGTATGATAAATTTGGTGAAAATACATTCTATGGCATTAAAAAAGAAAAAGTACCAGAGAATACTAAAATAGATAAAACTAAAGAAGCTATAATAAAAGAAAGCATAGATGGAATTAGTACATTCTATAAAGTATCAGTAGATGATACTAAAATATTAAGAGATGAACAAAGAAAAGCAATAGAGGAACTAATTAGTGCTTATAATGCAATAAAAGATATAAGTATTAAAGTGAATGCATTAAATAGTACACAAAAAAGCCAAATAATAAATAGCGTTACAGGTGATATAAGAGAAGATTTTTTAAAAGCATATAATGTTGAAAGAGTAAATTCTAAAAATAAAATAGAAACTGGGGCAGACTATGCAATAAGAAATGGATGGAAAATAAGTATAGATCCTGGTAGAATAGATAAAATAACACCTGATAATAGTCTATTTGAACATACAGCAAATCAAAGACTTCATGGATTTAAAGAATCAAATGGAGATTATGTATCTGGATATATAGAATTAAATAAGGAAATGACTGATATTAAAGATAAGTTAATAAAGGCATTACCTATACTAAGCACATTTTCATCTGAGTTTATAAATATGATGGATGTAGCAGAATTATCAGGAAAATCTAATGAAGAGCAGTTTAGGGCAATAATCAGACGTAGATTAGAAGACGCTACTGGAAGATATAAAGAAGATATAAATGAAATAAATACTAGTGACATAAATGAAGTATTAAAAACTGAATCAAAAGAAATTATAGGTGATTTATTAAGAAAAATATTAGATGGTATAGACATAGATAAATTACCTGACGAAATAGTAGACCTTATGAATTTTTATGATCGTAGTTCTAGATTAGATGTTGATACATCTAATTTAGATGAAACAAAGGCTAAAATCATAGATAAAGAAGTTGAACATATAAATGGAATGATTAAAAATATATATGCTGCAGCAGATACAGAAATTGTAGGATATATGACATCTGAAAGAAATGAACAGCAAATTAAACTAAAAGATAGCTTATCATCAAATAAAAATAAAAAGGGTGGAGGCGGAACAAAGGCATATGATGACATAATGAGTGCAAAATTTGATATTAATAATGCCATAAAAGCAGCTGAAGATGCTATGGATAGTTTTGAGAAAGGTTTAGATACAGGTAACATTCCAGATATATCAGAAACACTTGAATATGCTTTAAATAAAGATAAAGATAAAAATAATGCTGGTGTACTTGAATTACTAAAAGATGTAGATAATAAGGTTAGAAATTTATTAGAGGGTCAATATGCAGAAATAGTAGAAACATTAAAGGATGATAGTGGTAAACTTATAATAGATATAAATGACATAGGAGAAAGAATTTATAATTTAAAAAACAGATTAAAAAATATAGATACACTTAGTATGCAGAATAGAATAAATTCAGCATTACATGATGATACATTAAATAAAAATATAGATACACAAATAAAGAAAATAAAAGATGATAATGATAAGAAAAATAATGCTACATATAATGATGAATATAAGTATGCATTATTTTCTAAGATAAATACAGAGAATTACTTGAAACAAAGAGAATACTTAGCACAAACAGGACTTTTAAAAGATGAAGATATTGATAAAAATAATAAAGAAATAGAAAGACTTAAAGATAATCTTTCAGGTATTGAAAAGAATATAGAACAAATAAAAAAAGAAGCTAGTGATCTTAATATAGATATTAGTGGTGCTGAGAGTGAAGTTAATAGTACAATGTCTATTATTAGCTTTGGTATGAAAAACTATGGAAATAATTATATAGATTTTATAAAAGCATTAAGTAAGACTCCTACACTTAATACAAGTGTAATAAACAGTACAGGAGCACAGCATGGAATAAAGATTGCAGGAAATGAAGAAAGCATTGAAGATGATGTAAGAAAGTTAAAAAAGAACATAGAAAAAGTAAGCTTCAATCAGATAATAGGTGAGTTAGAGAAAGTTAGTAAGAACAATTCAAAAGTAGATAAACTATATTCTAATATACTAGATACACTTATACAGAATTTAAAAAATGACCTTGTAGGAGATTCAAGAGTAGATACAAGTTCATTTATATCAAGTGCTGAAATAGACAATGCTTTTGAAAATACAAAGAATAATTTAACAGAACTTAGGGAAAAATTAGAAAGTCTTGTAAAAGAAAATAATACAGAGCAATTAAATGATGAACTTAGAAAGTTCCAAAGAATTTTAATAAAAGCTGAGGGTACTTTCGAAAATCTAGAGATAGACAAATCAAATACAAGTAACTATACTCAAAAGGTATCAGCATATAAGGGTTTAAAGACACTTAATAGTAGCATAGGTAGTATCAGTGAAGATATAGATTATGCAGTAGAAAAAGATACAAGAAGAAAGTCTGAAGCAGCTACAAGAGAAGCTGAACAAGCACTCAAGGAAAGAGAACAAGTACTTAGAGAAGAGCATTCAATACGTTCTAAATTAGAAAAGCAGGCACAAGAAGAAGCAGAGCAGACACTCAAGAAAACTGAGAACAAAGTCAAAGAAGTTTGTAGTACAATTGTAAATACTATTAAAAAGACTATAAGCAATATTATAGGAATTATAAGAAAATTAAATACATTACTAAATAAGTCTATAAATCTTCTTATAAATGGTTTTAGAGGAGCATTTAACACTATAAGAAGAATAATAACATTATTTGGTAATTTTGGTAACAGAATAAAAACAGTATCACATAATGGAAATATTCTAAAGGGTACATTTACAGAGTTAAAGAGTAAGATAGACTTACTTATAGGTGCTTTTAGAAGTTTATTTAATAATGAGTTTTTACAGAATGGTATGAAGTTACTTTCATCTGTTCAGACTCTTAATATGTTAATAGGTAAAGACCTGACAGCTAAGACAATTGATTGGGCTAATAACCTTGAAAAAGGATTTGGACTTAGTGCAAGTGGTCTTATACAGAATTTACAATCAGTTTCATCTGTATTATATGGAATGGGTATGTCATCTGAAAATGTATATAATGCAGGTAGGAACTTAGAGGCACTTGGTATGACAATGTCAAGTATAACTGGTTTAGACTTTGACACTGTTATTACAAAGATTGACTCAGGTATGAAAGGTATGACTCAGTCAATTGATGACTTGGGTCTTTCTGTACGTGAGTCACAGATGGATGCATTTCTTCAGAAGTTAAAGGCACAAGGTGGAGAATATGCAAACATTGGAACAAAATTCTCTAATCTAACTGAGGATCAGAGAGTCTATGTAAGATATGCTGCTATCATGGATCAGTTTATGAGTAAGGAAGCATTTAGTGCAGAGTCTTATGCTAGGTCACTAAATACATTAACTGGTCAGATGTCAATACTTAAGCAGCAGGTTCAGCAGTTAAAGAGTACAATAGGTACTTTAGTACTTAAGCTATTTGCACAGATAATTAAGCCATTAACTTATATTGTATATTTAGCTAACTTAGCAGTTAAGAAAATAGCTGCATTATTTGGTATAAACTTAGACTTAGATAATACAATAAATGAACTTGGAGGTGGTGGAATAGACACCTCTGGAGTTGATGGACTTACAGACTCATTAAATGAGACTGCAGATGCAGCTGAAGATGCTAAAGGTGGTTTATCTGCATTAGACCATATTACTTCATTAAATACAAGTAAGAGTAATAGTGGAGCAGGTGCAGATGCATTTGATTATTCTAAGTTAGCAAACTACAATGATAACTATGCTGACATGTTAGAAGATCTTGGTAAGATGAATAATGACTACATTGAACAATGTAGACAGGCTCTTATACAGATGCTAAAAGACATGGAAAAGAGAGTAGGAGACTGGTTCAAGAGACTTACAGGACGTGTAATAGACTGGGATGTTGTAGAGAAGAACTTTGGTAGATCATGGGAAAATATTAAGAATACATTTACAAATCTAAAGGAAATCTTTAAGAATGTATTTGATACAATAGGTGGATTACTTGGTTCAGTTCTTGATGACTTAGACTTTAGTACACTGTTTGAGAAGTTTACAAGACTAATAAGCTATTTAACAAAACTTGGTGCAATTATAACAAAGAGATTGCAGCCTTACATTCAGAAGTTTTATGATGATTATTTAAGTCCTTATGTTGTTAAGTTTGGTGACTGGTTAGAAGAGCACCTTGACAAGTGGATACATAAAACAGAAGAATGGCTTGGTGGTTGGGAATCACACAAATATGATAATGACATTAAGAATTTCTTTGAGAATACATTACCAGAGAAGTTTAATAAGTTTGTAGAAAGTGTACAAAATGCTAAAGATAAGATTACAGAGCTTAAGAACTTCATCAAAGGTGGAGATAGTGATAAGACATTTATTGATGTAATCAAAGAAAAATATGAATTCCTCAGAGATAATGTTCTTACACCTATAAAAGATATATTAGATGAAGTAAAAATACAGTTATTTGATAAGAATGGTGATCACAAGGTAAATCTTGAAGATGCAAAGATTTCACTTGGTGAAATCAAAGATAAGATTAAAGAAGTAGGTGATTATTTAAGTAAGCATAAAGAAGAAATAGCTACTCTTTTAGCATCTGCAGTAACATTTATAGTAGAGCTTGGTAAGATAAAATTAACAATATTTGAAGAACTGTTTAATTTTATGGTTGAACATGCAGATACAATAAAAGCAGTATGTGATGCAGTCATAAACTTAATAAACTTTGCTGTTCAACACCCTGTATTAGCAATAGCAGTAGCAGCAGACTTATCAATAAAAACAGCACTTGCAAAAGCAGGTATAGATATAGTCTTTAATTATTTTAAAGAGCAATTTAAGTATGATGCACTCATAAAGTTGATGGGTCTTGGTAAAACTGGTGAAGTAGCAAAGGCAGGTAAGGAAGCAGTAGATGAAATATCTAAAGTATCAAGTGAGAAGATAGATGCTGCATGTAGTGAATTAGAAACAAAAATTATATCAACAGTTAAGAGTATAAAGTTACCAGCATTAGTATTAGCTATAGCTTTTGGATGGGGAGGTTTAGAGTCATTAAAAACAGGTTGGGAAGATATAGTAGGTAAAGATGGTAAGAAACTTCTAAATGTAGGTGCTTGGAACACACTAGCAAATGATGAACTACAAAGAATAGCAGATAATTTCTATAATGTATTAAGAAAGACATATGGTACAGAAATACCTAAAGCAGAGATTGATAATGCATTAGCAGCAGCTAGAAGTGAGTTAGAAAGAACAGGTAAATATACTGCTGAAAACATTAATTTGATGATGAGTATCATAGAAGAGGATCTATATGAAGATATAGAACACCCAATTAGAAATTTAGCAAACACTGGAGATTTTGATGCTATAGCTAATCATGTTAAAGTTGTTGATGATGCAGTTAGTGAATCATCAGGAAATATGGCTTCATCATTTGATAATATATCAGGTTCAACTGATAATAGTGTAAGCTCACTTGATAGTTTAATAGGAACTTATGATGAATTAAATGGAGCATCTGGAGAAGTTGTAGCAAACAATAATAATGTTAAAATGTCACTTGATGAATTAGTTGCTGCAAATTCAGAAGCTGCACAATCAGCACAAGAACATAAGGATACAGTAAGTGAATTAAGAGAACAGATAAATAAAGACCTGGCTGAAATAGGTACAGTATCAGAAAGCACTAAATCTAGAATAGATAACATGGCAAGATCTATGGGAGCAGACTTCTATGCAATAAGACTAAGTGTAAGTAATGTAACAAACACTGTTAATAGATTACACCAAGCTTTAATGAATTTGACAAGTAGACAATGGAAAGTAAACTTCAGAGATGGAGTAAGTACAAGTAATATTAGATGGGCAAGTGACAGTGGTTCAAGAATTGGCATTAAAGGATTTGGATTTGCTAATGGTGGTGTACCTAAGAGTGGAAGTTTATTCTTTGCTAATGAAAATGGTAATACAGAGTTAGTAGGAAACTTTGGTGGATATAGTGGAGTAGCTAACCAGGATATGATTATTCAAGCAATTAAAGAAGCTGCTGTACAGAATAGCAATGGTACTGGAACAGTAATAAATAATAACTTTAATATTGGTAACATGTTAGGTACAGATGCTGACTTTAGAAAGCTTGTTAACAAGGTTACACAAGTACAAAGACAACAGAATCACAATATAGCAAATGGAAGTTTTGTTATGGCATGATAATTAGACCAGGTGGAAACACCTGGTCTACCTATATTTAAAAGACTTTTATGTTTATTTTACAAGCATTATATGTGAAATTAACATTATTATAAAAAGTTGAAGTGTTGTTGAGAATTCACTAAAATAGTATAATTTTAATATAGACTATATAAAAAGTAATATATACTTATAAGATATTTTTGAGGTTACATATATAGAACACCAGTTTGGTTGTGGGTGAAGATGTTTGTGAGATATGATTTTAGAGAGTATATGATTAAATTGTACAAAATTTAACGGGTGGGGTGTAGAAGAAGTGAATCTTATACTACATATATTGTGACCTAAAATATAGTTATATATAGATATATTAAATAAAGACATAAATAACTACACAAGTTATAATTATATATGAAGAGCCAATAGGATGCAATCTATTAGCTTCATTTAAGAATATGAAAGGAGTTTCAGATGAAAAATTATTTAAGACCACTTGATAGTAGATTTGCAATAAATGGTGTAGCAATGCCAAGACCTCACACTTTTAAAACTAGAAGAGAACCTCTTATGAAAGACTCTGATAGAGATATAAATACAGGAGCTTTAATAGTAAAGAAAATAGGAAATCCTTTAGAAACCACTTGGAAGTGGAAAGTAATAAGAGATGATCAGTTGAATTTAGTATATAATGCAATACAGACAGAAAGTAGCTTGTTTACTATAACTACTATAGATAGTAGGAAATCAAGTGCAAATAATTTAGTATTAACTACTTATGAGAGTTATGAACCAAATGATTTTAACCCGGACTATTTTGATGATGGAGTATATCCAGATGGACATAGATATTATAGAGATGTAGAAATTCACTTTACAAGTATTAAAGCTAAAGGACTAACTTAATGAGGGTAGAAAGCTATGATAAATGGACAAGTTGATGAAATTAAAACTCAATTAAAATTTACTCTGAGCAATGGTGAAGTGTTTATTCTCAATGATAGTAATTATGCTGTCAATAATGATAATTATTTAAGCAGTATACAACTAAACGAGGAGATAAAGAGTGATAATAACATAAGTATTGGAGTAAACAGTAGTAATACACTTGACCTTGTAATAGTAACTAATAATAAAGCACTTATACCAGAAAATGAGAATAGTGCTTATTATGGTTATATGAATGATACTGCTATAATTGAAGTTTATATAACAGAGTCAGGTGAGACATTATATTTTGGTAAATATTATGTCAAGAGTTGGAATAGTAACATAACAAGTGATACACCTAACAATGTAAATATAAGTGCTGTTTGTATTATGTCAGTAATATCTGAACAGACAGTACCAGATGTTTTAATAAACAGTGGAATAAAAATAAAAGATTACTTAATAGCACTGATTGAAGAACTTAACAGAAAACTGGACTCAAATCATCAGATAAATTATAATGACAGTGACATAAAATTTGATGAATTTCCTACTATGCAATTTAGTAACTTAGATACAGAGAATATGGGAAATTGTTTAAATGGTTTAAGTCAGTGTACACTCACTAATATTTATACAGACAGAAGTAATTATATAAAGACAGATTATAATTGTGATGATAGTGGAAGTGAGGCAGTATATGAGCTGAATGTCATGGTTTCTGCAGATGCAGGAAGTAATAATTTAATAAACTATGATGGTCTGAAGATAAACTATAGCTTAGGTAATATACTTGATGTTGAGCAGATAGCTAGTTTATATCAGCAGGATGTAACACCAGGAGATAATACATTCAGTGATATAAGTCTTGGAGAAGCATTATATAAAGTAAACAGAATTGAAGTGACAGCAGAGGATGAAAACATATATGTAGGTGTAAAGAGTGCTACATATAATAAAAATAAAATGAGTTTAGTAGTTGAGTCAGATGCTACAACTAAAGTAAACATAACAATATATGGTCAGAGACTTGACACTACAAGTCTTGTTTATGAGACAGAGGGAAAGAACAAGTTAGAAATTACAAATAAAGTATTATTTAGTACTTATATTGAAAAGTATGCTACAGAATTAAATAAATTGTTAAATTATAAGAATAATTGTATAGAGATTAAAGGTTATTTTAATCCTAGAATAAAATTAACAGACATAGTATATGTTAATTGTGAGAACGCAATGGGAATAAGTGGATACTATAAAGTAATAGCAATGAACTGGGATTTAGGAATGTTTGGTGTTTGTACAATGAAACTTATGAAAACATTTAATACTCAGTTTGATTTAACAGCTATAATGAATAATTTGAATGAGTTACTTGAATTAAATATAAATGGTCAGTTTAATACAATA